AACCATTCCCATCTATTATTTGCCCTGGAACTATACTTTGTAAACCAGTTTCAGGAGAAACCATTTGCAGTTGTGTTTGAGCAGGAGGTTGCATCTGTTGCATTTGAGCAGGACGTTGATTGGCTTGTTGTACTTGTTCTATACGTGCAAGCGTATCTAAACCCTCGAATGGTAAAGCCATTATAAGCATCTCCTAATATCCATGTAGTTAGACTGTGCCTTAGTCATATCTGCATGTAATGTATTTTCTTTATTATACAGCGAACCTTTTGAATATGCCATACCTTCAGATTTAGTTGCTCCAAAAAAATCAGGCGGTTGTACTACACCTTTATTTACATTCTCAATAAATGTATTTTGATTTATTATCTCTAAAACTTTTTTATAATCATGCATTAGTTAAAGTCCACCCAACTATTACCTACATAACCTCTAAATTTACTTGCGCTTACACAGAAAGCAATATCTCCACTTGCAGGTCTACCTATTTCTGACACCGTAGTAACACTAAATATTTTAGTAGCTGGTGTAGAATCTACTTCTACATCTCTTGATTCTAAAAGAAACTTTAGCTCACCAGCATAAGATATAAGAGTATTGTATACTTCAGTTAAATCCTCTGTTGATTGATACTTAGGCAGTTCTGGATAAAGGAAAGCCATTACCGTTTACCATCTCGTTGAATAGCCATACGAACACTACCCCATTTCCATGAAGTATTAAAACTATTACAAGAAACTCTTACATTTGCTTGTCTACCTCTACCTCTAAAGTCTACCTTCTTTGTTGCTGAATTAATCTCAAACGGTCCTTTTTCAACTTCATTAGCAGCAGGAAACTCTCTAAAGTTAACAGACATATTTAGGTCACCTTGATTTATAGTGTAGTCAGGAATAATCCTATCTGCAAAAATTAAATCATTACCGTCTTCTATATCAAAGTCTGCTGACTGTAAGAAGGAAGACAAAGCTACTCCATCTCCTGTAAATACTGATACAGGTTCGTTATCCCAGATATGAGGTGTTGCTCCTGCAGATACTTTTCCTGTTGCTATGGTGTTAGTAAATACTGTAGCGTCTTTAAAGGTTGTGTAGAAACTAGTTCCAAATGCCCAAGTATTTTCTTCATAGTTATATAAAACATAAGCATCAGGTTCTAATGAATTTTCTGTGGGATAAAACCATACAATTTCGTGAAACTCTGAGTTTACTGCAGCATATACTTTATCTCCTTGTGTTGAGTTAAAGTCATCATATACATATCTACGAACCGTACAATCTAGTTTATCTACTCTACCATCAAATCTATAGAAGTTATTATCTCCCATCCAATAAGAAACACCATCTACGTTGATAGCTCCATGTTGACCTACTAATCCACAGTTAGTTCCTAATTGTGATAAGGAAAATATAAATGGTGGACCGACATACTGTAAAGAGTATAATGCTTGGTCTGACCAAACATGAATTGTATTACGCGATCTAATACCACCTTTAAGAGTTGTTCCATCTACTACTTGTAGTTCACCTGATGTAGAAGAAACTGATGGCGTCCAATTAGTAAAGTCTTCTTGGTCTGACCATCTAATTAACAAAGGATTAAATGCACTACCAGAAAACTCATTTGTTCCAAAAGCAATAACATGTCTATCATTAGGAGACACAACAATACTGTTAATACTAACAGGAGCAGTAGTTACAATAGCTGCTCTAACTGGTACAAGGCTTGCATTAGCATCCCAGTGTAGTAAATTACCGCCTCTACGAACAGCTAATAAATCTTCTCCAAAGTTATCTAATGACCACTGAGTAGCAGCAAAAGTTATTCCTGAAGCTGCAGCAGGTTTATTCCATGCTCTTCCTCCTGTTGTAGATACACCAGCATTATATACTCCTGCACCATAACCTAAACCTTGAATGTTATCAGTCTGTCCTGTTCTTAAAAGAAAGTTAACTGTTCCTGTACCAGCACTTGTACTTGTAGCTGTTGCTACACTTGTAGTGCTAATAAGAAAACGATTTGTGCCACTTGTGCTAACTGCTCTAAATACAGGTCCACCAAAACTACTTGCAGCAAAATTAGTACTAGCAAAGTTTCTTATAGATGCACTGGTAAAGAAAATAAAATCATTTACTGAAACACCGTTAGCATTGAGACTAACTGCAATTTTATTAGAACCTGAAACAGTTGCTAACTTGCCTATTGTTCCATCTGTTCCTACAGTTACTGTACTTACAATAGGAGTTATATCGTGTAAAACATCACTGGCAAGAAGATATAGTTTTTGTTCTGTACCAAAAGACAAAAGTTTTTCTGTATTATTATTCTGCCAAGTAAGTAAGTCTCTGCCTGTACCATCAAAGGTAGTAGACAAATGTTTCTGGTAACCACGTAAGTTTTCTGGTTTACCTGCTCTAAAACGTACACGATCACAATCATACCAAGAACCACCCTCAGAGTATTCTGTAGACTCTCTGTGTATTCCAGGTCTAAGATTAAATTTAAATAAGTTTGCTGATGTACTTGCCATTGATATAGATATATCCTACTAGCTAGTAATTTCTGTAACAGTAAGAGATGAAGCAGCCACACCACCTAATAATCTACCACCGCTTGCATCACCATTAATATTAATTGTGTTTCCTCTAGAATTTCCAAAACCAGCTTTATATGTTCTAGAACTAGTACTTCCTGCACTTTCAAAATATCGTAATGTTATTATATTAGTAGCGGTGGAAGCTGCAATAAAATTAATATTTGCAGCTATTGCATCTGTACCACTGTCTTTAAATAAACAAGCTAAAACATATGCTGTATTACCACCAATAGTAAATGTCACATTTAAATCAATCATAAGAGTATTCGATGAACTTTTTGGTGTTATTGTAACATTTAAATTTGAAGCTACGGGTGCTTCTGTTAGTGTTGGAATTGTATCATCAATTGGAGCAACTACCCCAGGGCTAATTGTTTGAGCAGCACTACTTAATGTTTTTTGAATTTGAATAACAGTTGGAAATGCAAATACAGGATTAGCACTTGAACCTTTAGTCTGTAAAAACTGACCATCTGTTCCTGCTGCAAGTCTTGCAATACTGCTTCCAGCATAATAATAAACATCTCCTTGGGCATCACTTCCAAAACTAAGTTGATTACCTAGACCATCAAATGCAGAAGCAGATACTGTACCTGAAAATCTACCTGATACAGCCGACACTGATGTAGCATGTATTGCTGTAGCTGATACTTGTGTAGCTGTCATAACGCTAGTAGATACTTTAGTAGCATTAAGAACACTAGTAGATACTGATGTAGCAGTAAGACTATTAGCAGTAAAGGAACTTACTGATGTTGGAAATGCAGTTTGAAATACATTAGTTCCATCAGTTGCTACCATCACATTAGAACCTTGTTCTATTGTAGTAGCTGTATTACCTGCAGTTTTAATTTTAAGAGCAAATGATCCAGATGTATTGTTTCTCACATAATACATCTTATTAACAGAAGGAATAATAATAGAAGTTTCTGCGGTAAGTGTACCGTCAAAAGACAAGATAGCTTTACGTGATTGGTCTGTAGCACCATTAACTTGAGTTAGTGTTAAAGGTGTTGTTCCACTAACAGAAACTATCTGATATGCTGCAACAGCCTGATCAACTAGATCAATAACATTTGAGTTAAGTATTGTTCCCCAAGAGTTAGGATTTTCTCCATCTCCTTGTTTCTCTAATCTAATGTTTGTTGTAAATGTACTTGCCATTTTAAACTCCTACGTGTGCTGCAGACATAAACAATATATATCCTGTCTCTTCTGGATTTGTTTGAATTTTATAAACTATTGCATCCAATCCATAAATACTTTTAAAGGTATGTATATCTTTTATAATTAATCCTGGTTTTTTTTCAGAGTGTTCAAAACATCTTTCTGACATAGATAAACTAAAAAATGTAAGATCAGCTTTTTCTTTTGATATTTCTAATGCTTGACCAACTCTTAATATTGCATCCTCATCTTCACAAAAACTTTTATACATTATAACATCTTCAGGTATAGGATTTTGTAAATGTCCTGACTTTGCAGGAAAAGACAAAAGAAAAACCTGTAAATAAAATATTGTAAAAACTATAATATATTTTAACATTAATTTAAAAACCTTAAAAGGTAACTATTTAATTTTAAATTATTTAACATTAAACCCATTTTTGCATTGGTTCAAACCATTCGTACCTTTCACCATCTTCAGGATATGGAACAGGTGCTTTCCATATACATTTATCATCTAAGACCCAGCTTGGATAAGGTTGTGGTTCATAAAAAGCATCTTTTTCAGGATCGTAAGTATAACCAATACCAGCAAAATTATATCTTATGTTATTATTATAACTTGTTTGTTTCCATGTGCCGCCCCAAAAATTTTTACACCAATTTTCACCATCAGCTTCATGTGCATCATCAACTACACATACTCTTAAAACAATATTATTTTCATCTATTTCTGCAAAGTGTGCCATTTTATTATGCCTGGAATTGATACCTAATTATAACTACGCCTGAACCGCCAGCACCGCTGGGTTCGTCGGTTTGAAAGCCACCGCCACCTCCACCGCCGGTATTTACAGTCCCTGCTGTTCCAGGTCGAGAAGCATTTCTACCACCTGCACCACCACCACCAGCACCACCTGCGCCTGATGCGTTCACACTAGCTCCTCCACCACCACCTGCACGGGTAACACTTGAGCCAGTAATTGAGGATGCTGAACCATCGCCACCCGCACCGGCTTGCGGTCCACTTGTCGTTGCATTTTCACCAGCAGCACTAGCACCACCTCCTCCAGGGCAATTACCATTACCATCTAGACTATCTCCACCATCATTACCTTGTCCTGATGTAGCCGAACCTCCTGTTAAACCAGTCCCTGGACAGCAGCCTCCTGCTCCACCACCAGAGCCACCATCTTTACCATTAGAGTTGCTAGAATTACCAGATCCAGCTTCAGCACCGCCTCCACCGCCACCGTCTGATGTAATTGAAGAGAAAACGCTGTCTGATCCGTTATTCCCTTTTGTATTACCAGTAGTTTGTGATGCACCACCAGCACCAACGGTAATGCTGTATGCTTGTTGAGCTACACTAAAATTAGTTGCTGTTCTGTAGCCACCTGCCCCGCCGCCACCTCCATAATATCCTGAACCACCTGAAGCACCTCCAGCAACAACTAAGTATTGTACTACACCATCAGCCCCTAATTGTGTAATAGTAAATGTTCCGCTAGAATTAAAAGTATGTACTTTAAAATTTCCATCAGTTGTTATTGTTCCACCAGTAGCTACAGTAAATGCAGCACCTGTAGGAACACTACCTTGTACTATAGGAAGTAGTGACATTTATTGTAATGCTTTCACAGTTAGTAGAGAAAATGTAGTTGAGCCATCATTTATTCTTGTAATATAGAAGAAAAACTCATGTCCATTTGTAGTTGTTATAGTATCTCCATCTGTAACAGTATAACCAGAGGTAGTTATAGTTCCTGCGCTAGCATTATTTTTATATAATATAACCAGAGTACAATTTTTAGAAGGAACAGCTAATGTATGTGCACCTCCATTAGTTGCATACTGAAAATTTCCGTCATCAACATCAGGAGTAAATGTACCTGATGATTTTGTACCACAGTCATAAGCAGCAGCACTAAATCCTGCAGTTAGTTCATCTGGTGTATCAGCTTTTAAAATATCTGCATCAAAAGCCTGAACATCACTTCCTATTGCTACTCCAAGATTTGTTCTAGCAGTACTAGCACTATTTAAGTCTGAAAGATTACTTGCTTTTAATAAAGCAGCAGAGTTAATAGATGTTATAGCTGCTAAGTTAACACTAGTTAAAACACTTACAGCAGCAATATTAGTATTACTATTACCTATGCTTGTGGCTAAAGCTGAAGAAGTATTAGCTACTCTTGTATTTACAGATGCTACGGCTGCTAAGTTAACGCTTGTTAATGCACTAACTGCAGCAATATTAGTATTACTATTACCTATGCTTGTAGCTAAAGCTGAAGAAGTATTTGCAACTCTTGTATTAACTGAAGTAATAGCTGCGGCATTAACACTTGTTAACGCACTAACAGCAGCTAGAGCAGAAGCACTAGGAACTGCAGAACCACCTATAAATACATTAGTAGATGCAAATAAATTAGCTGCAGAAACATTACCACTAAACTCTGCTGCAGTACCACTAACTTTTCCTGTAAAAGATGCTCCACTTACTACAGTAAGCTGGTTAGCTGTAAAGGCTGCGACTGACGTAGCAGCAGATGCTTCAACACCTGTTAAGTTTGATCCATCACCAAAGTAAGATGCTGCAGTTACATTGCCACTAAATGTAGCACCAACACCAGAAAATGTAGAAGCAGACACTGCTCCTGTCATAGCTAATGTTGTACCACTTACTTTCCCTGTAAATATACCTGCTGCGCCAGCAAATGTTCCTGCAGATACTATTCCACTAAACTCTGCGGCTGTTCCACTAACTTTACCTGTAAATGCTGCACCACTTACAACAGTAAGTTGATTAGCAGTAAATGATGTTACTGATGTAGGAATAGACGCTACAACACCAGTTAGATTAGAACCGTCACCAAAATAAGTCGATGCACATACAGCAGTTATTACAGTAGCAGAATCACCTGTTATCTTTCCTGATGCACTAAGAGCAGCACCAACTGTTAATTTTCCTGTTGTCTCAACTTCAGAATTACTTATTTTTAAAGCAGAGTTTGTCCCTTCACCATCTGAAACAAACCGTACAGTTGAATCAACTCCATCATTATTATTACTTACTTGAAGTAAATCTTTATAAGTGTTTGATATAAGTTTTCCGGTAAGTGTTGCCATTATATTAGATTCCAAAATTTATCTGTGTCTTCCCATGTAGTACTGGCATTTTGCCATTCGATATTTCTATCTAAGTTAGACGGTGGACGAGGATTACGAATATTTATATCATCTCTTACATCAGGTACTTTATTCTGTGGATGATTTTTTAAATCATATGCTCCATCAAAGTCAGCAGGACCAACAAGCAAACCATAGCTATTTAGTTTCATTACCCTGTGAGGATAAACAAAACCAGATATATCGCATACAGCTTTAGCGTTTTTATTGCTTGCCATTATTATAACCTATTTATTCTGGGTAAAAAATAAGCACTTGCTCTTTCTCTGTCTTCATCCATAGCATTCATAAGACGTTCCTCATATTCTGATTTAAGAAGACCAATACGTCCTACATCTACACCTGGACGTTTCATAGCCATGTAGTAAGCCAAGCCTGTAGTTAGACAAGGTAGAAATCTACGAGATATGTCTGCATTTTGACCAGCAGATTTTGTTACATCTTCTGTATACTTAACCTTTTCTAGTTTTAAAATATCCGTAGTATTCTCTGGAATAGGCCAAAGAAATAAAACAGGATTTCCTCTTTCTCTACGAATAGCATACTGATTAGGTCTTCCTGTTTGACTTTTACGAGGAATCTTTAAATACTCTTCCATCGTAATACGCTCAAGTTGAAGATCAATATTATCTCGTCTAAGAACTGCTTCAGTAACATCAATTGTACTTGAAGTTAAAGCATAAGATGTTACACTGGTAGAGACTGAAATAGCAGTTGTACCAGCAGTCCAAAGAAGAATGCCACGGTTCTGCCAATCTTGGAGAAGAAGATTAATTGATCTACGAGCAGATTTAGGTTCATGTCCTAGTGTCTGCTCACCACCAATCATCTCCGTTGCTTCTTGAATAACTTCATCAATGTCCATTGAGAAGTCGTATGTTCCGCTAGTAGCCATTTAGTTATTCCTAGTCTTTATATTCTATGATTTTACCTGGATCATAGTCCACCACAACATCCTGTTCTTTAGCTTTAATCTGTGGACCTTTACGTGCAGCGCCATATCCTTGACCAGTAGGACGACCTGTCATCTTATCTATATCTTCTGCAGTACGAGGATTACGAATATAATTATAAGTATATTCTTTTATTCCCTCTGGATTATTTGACATCTTTATCTCCTTTTAGACTTAACGCGCCTATTTGTTTTTAAAGCAATTGATCTAATAAGTTTATTTCTTTTTTTCTTTTTAAATGGTGGTTTAACAATCTGCTGACTTATCTTTGATCTATTAATTGCCATTACTAATAAAGGCGATTGTGAGGTGCTTTACTACTTTTCTTTTTAGCGCCACCTTTTGAACGATTCTTAGTTGCTTTCATTGCTCCACCTTTAGACATGTACTTAGTATTTTTCATAGCACCGCCTTTTGACATATATTTACTTTTCTTCATCATTGTTTTCATTTCCTTTTTGATACAAGTTATTAAAAGTTAGATATGGATTCATGTAACTGTCGTGTATTTCTGCTGAATGAACATACTGACTTGGTGCAAAATCTGGTGCGCCTTCACCAGTTACCCATAAAGCAGGATTAGTTACTCTTACTCTATTATTTGGTAGTGCTACTATGTTACCAGTATATTCTCCTGCATCAATTAATTCTAAAACATGCGACTGCTTGTGTTGTGCAGGATCATCTGATATAGAACTATCCGTATAATCTACTGTAAATAAATATCTCCCTACATGAAAAACATTGTCTATCTTACATAACCAAGGACTTGAGGATACTCTGTCCATTACTATTATAGCATGATTTCTAGAAGAACAGTCCCAAGGTTGAGCCAAATGAGTGGGCATTTTAACAGGCCATTCTTCTAACCTAGTATCAGCTATTAAAGCTGTGATAGGCATTCTTGCCCACATTGCTCCACCATGTACATTTTCTTCTTCATCGCATCCAGTAAATACAACATTAAAAGTTAGTGATCTATCTGGTATTGTATTAACTGCAATTACTAAAGCGTGTAAATATTCTCCTTCATAGTCCATATGGTTATTAGTAAATTCTTTACGCACCCAACACTTAAACTGTGGGATGTTTGAACTTAGATATGCCATTTTATTTTTTACTTTTATGTTTCTTTCTTAATGTTTGTTTAGCAACTTTTGCTAACCTAGATTGCTCTGGTTTTTTTGCAAACTTTGCACGTTGTTCTAATACTGTTAATATCTGTATCTTTCTTGCATATGGCTTTCTTATCCTTTTAACTTTTGCAATAGTATCTTTAGCATCTTTAACTGTAGCATATTTTATACTGACTGTATCTTTTGGATTCTCATCAGTATAAAGTCTACGACCAGAACCTTTAGGTTTTTTTCCTGTTCCTACTTTTGGGTCTTTTCTTTTTCTCATTTTTCTTCACATAGTTTTTAATAATATTAGATTGTTTCTTATGTAAACGAGAAGCTTTAGCTAAAGCCTTAGAAACTTTTTTTAATTGTCTAGCCATTTAACACTTCCATCTTTTTCTAGCTTGTCTAAGTCTTGAGTTAGGATTCTTAGCAGCTTTAGGAAACTTCTTCATTTGACCTGCTGATCTAGCACAATATGATTTACGCCTAGCTGCTCTTGCTTTAGTACGAGGTTTAGATTCAGTTACAGCAGTTTTAAGTTTACTACCAGGATTTTGTTTGCGATACTTAGCTACTCCTTTAGCAGTTAGACCAGCACCAGATTTAGTAGGACGTTTATGACCACCACCGATAGTCATTCCTTTCATACCTTTACCTTTTCGTATACTTTTCTTTCTTGTTCTTACTGCCATACTATAACCTATCTACCTTTCATAGCTTTACCAAAACCTCTTTTAGCTACTCCACACCCTCTAGGTTTAATCTGACCACCCTTTGACTTAAATGTTTTTACCATTGTAGGCTTACCACCTACTCCTTGAGGTTTAGCTCTTTTTCTTCTAACAGCAGATTTCTTTTCAGCCGCTGTCATTCTTTTTGCTTTAGCAAGAGGTACACACTTAGGATACTTTCTTTTACTTCCTTTAGCAGACTTTCTACCACAAGGTTGATACTTACCATCCTTCTTTGGCGCACCAATGTCAACCCATTTTTCACCTACCCACTTACGAAGACCACCTCCTTTTTTCTTCTTAACAGCTTTTTTCTTTTTCTTTCCACCAGGAGTTATCTTGC